AAGATCAGCGCAGCCAGGAGGGTGCTTGCATCGTGCGAGTTCCATAGGACGGACTGCGAGGAAGGTTTGGACGGTCTCAGGGCTTGGGAATTTGATTTCAACGAGGACAACCAAGTGTTCTCGAAAGAGCCCCTGCACAACTGGGCCTCGCACCCGTCTGACGCCTTTGCCTATGGCTGTCAGGTCATGGAGATGGACGAGCCAGCCGGCAAGGAAGACGACCCGCGCTGGCCCATCAAAGGAACACAAACCGGCTTCGAGGTCGCTCCGTTGAACGACCTCTGGAAGACCGCGCCCAAATCGAATAGTGGAAGGATCTGATGTCTAACGTTCAATACTACTTGTCGCACATTTCCGCCTATGAGCGGGAATTCGCCAAGTGGGAAAGCCGTGGCGACAAGATCCTGAAGACCTATCGGGACGAGAAGGACCGCAAGGACGCGCGCTTCAACATCCTGTGGTCGAACGTGCAGACCATGAAGGCCGCCACGTTCTCGCGCATGCCGCAGCCTGACGTTTCCCGCAGGTTCAAGGACAACGACCCAGTAGGACGAGTCGCCTCGCTGATGCTGGAACGGGCTTTGGAGTTCGAGGTGCAGCATTACCCCGACTTTGGCGCGAGCATCCGGCAGTGCGTTTATGACCGCTTCCTGCCTGGGCGTGGAGTGGCGTGGGTTCGCTATGAGCCGACCTTCAAGCAGATTCAGGAGGGCGCACCGGAAGATGGCCCGACGCTGACCGAGGATGTGGAGAGCGAGTCGCAAGTCTCCGAGGAGTTGGACTACGAATGTGCTCCGGTGGATTACGTCCACTGGAAGGACTTCGGGCACAACGTGGCTCGGACTTGGGAAGAGGTCTCGATTGTCTGGCGCAGGGTCTACCTGACCAAGACGGCGCTGGTGGAGAAGTTCGGCAAGGACGCCAAGAAGATCCCGCTCGATGCCACACCGGACGATCAGAAGAAGCTCAAAGCCAGCGAGGAAAACTCGTCGGTCAACAAGCGCGCGCTCCTGTACGAGATTTGGGACAAGGAGACGGGTAAGTGCCTGTTCCTGTCCAAATCGCTGGGTGAGATTGTCCGCGAGCAGGATGACCCGCTGGGGCTGGAGGAGTTCTTCCCGTGCCCCCCGCCTCTGTATGCCACGCTCACGACTGAGACGCTGGTTCCGCTGCCTGACTTCACGCTATACCAGGACCAAGCCAGAGAGCTTGACCTGCTGGCAGATCGTATTGACGGCATGGTCAAGGCGCTACAGGTCAAGGGTGTCTATGACGCATCCATCCCCGAGCTGGCCCGCCTGTTCACCGAGGGTGGAAACGGAGACCTGATCGCGGTCAAGAACTGGGCGGCATTTGCGGAGAAGAAGGGGCTGGAGGGCGCGATTGATCTGGTGGAGATACTGCCCATCGCTCAAGCCCTTGGCGAGTCCTACAAAGCCTTCGAGCAGATCAAGGGCCAGATTTATGAGCTGACGGGTATCTCCGACATCATCCGGGGCGAGACGGCTCCGAGCGAGACAGCGACCGCTCAACAGATCAAGAACAACTATGCGTCCATGCGTCTGAAGACGTACCAGGACGAGGTGGAGCGGTTCGCATCGAGACTGTTGCAACTGAAGGCGCAGATCCTGTGCAACCACTTCGACCCGCAGACGCTGTGCCAGATTTCAGGTTGTGACCAACTGAGCCAAGAGGACCAGCAGCTCATCCCCCGTGCGCTGCAATTGCTGAAGTCCAACGTCCTGCGCCATTTCCGGATTCAGGTCTCGACCGATTCGATGGTGTTTCAGGACGAGAACCAGGACAAGCAGGACGCCATGGAGTTCCTGAACGCTGTTTCAGGCTTCCTGAAGGAGTCGATTCAAGCCCCGCCGACGCTTGCCCCGCTGCTGGCGGAGTTGCTCAAGTTCGGCGTGCGCCAGTTCCGCGTGGGCAAGAACGTGGAGGGGGCGATTGACAACGCGGCCGACCAGATGAAGCAGATGGCCGCGCAGATGGCCCAGCACCCGCAGCCGAATCCGGAGCAGATGAAGGCTCAGGCCACGCTGCAAGCCACGCAAATGAAGGTGCAGGGCGACCAGCAATCCGACCAGGCTAGAGCACAGGCTGATGTCGCTATCGCGCAAGCCAAAGCCAGCGCTGACGCTCAAACAGAAGCGCAGCGCATGCAGCATGAGCAGGCAATGCAGGCCATGCAGCAGCAGCACGAACAAGCCATGGCGGCGTTCCAAGCGCAGCAAGAGGCGCAGAACTCGCGGCTTGAGCAGACCTTGCAACTGATCCTCCAGCGCATGAAGGATGACACCACGATTGAGGTAGCCGAGATGGCGAACGAGACCACGTTGGATGCTGCGCAGATCAGCGCGGCCAAGCAGGCGCAGAGCGAATGAGACGCCGCTACATCCAGCATCCAGTCACGCTGGAGCTGATCCCCGCCGAAGAATACGAGAGCCCGCACCAAGCGGGCTTTTTTGTGATGCCCGACATCCAGCCCTATCGCTCCATGGTGACGGGCGAGATGGTCCAAGGGCGCAGACAGCACCGCGAACACCTCAAGACGCACAACGTCATTGAGCTAGGCAACGAACGAATCACTCCCAAGTCCCCCTCGCCGCCCAAGGGTCTGAAGGAGCAGGTAATCCGGGCGGCGAAGCAACATCTTCGATAGGAGAAGACGATGACGACTGTTCGTAACCTGATGGGCACGGGCGTTTCAGCCTTGTCCGCACAGGCCACCGCAACCGGCCTACTCACTAACAGCCTGACCGCTGCTGGTTCGACCCAAGGAACGGCCCTGGCGATGCCATCTGACTATTTGGTGTTCACCACTGTTGCAGCCAGCACGGGGACGATCCTCCCGGCCAACTGCGTCTCTGGCGACTGGTACACGGTGGTCAACCACGGTGCGAATGCTCTGCTGGTGTACCCGCCGACTGGCGGCAAGATTGCCAATGGCTCGACCAATGCTGGCCTGTCCGTGGGTGCTGGCAAGACCTGCCAGGTGATGTGCATCGACCCCCTCACTTTCGCCGCATCGGTGTCCGCATGAAAACTGAAATTGAAAACCGCATCACCGCTCTGGAAGCGGAGTTGGCCCAAGAGCGCGCCAAGCTGGACGCGCTGCTGGCGAACATCCCCACGGAGTTCCACAACATCACGCTGGAAGTGTTCGAGAAGCTCAAAGCGCTTTTCGCGTAATCCACCTGTCTCCTGTTCCGGCCGCCTTAGTGCGGCCCTTTTTATTTCCTCGGTGAGCCACCGATCCGGGAAAGAACATGCCAAGCATCCAAGAAGCACTCTCCGAAGCCATCTCCAAGTCCAACGCCGGCACGCTCGACACACCGGTTGAGACGCCGATTGAAACGGAGGCGCCCGTCATCGAGGCTGCATCAGAGCCCGAAACGGCAGCAGAACGCGAGCAACGCCTGCGCGATGAAAAGGGCCGGTTCGCCAAGGGTGAAAAGCCCGAGGTCGCGCCGAAGCTCGAAGCACAGGCGCTCCCGACTCCGGAAGCGCAGAACGTCCGCAAGCCTCCGTCTTCGTGGAAGAAGGACTATTGGGACCAGTGGGGCCGCATGGACCCCAAGGTGCAGGAGTACATCGAGCAGCGTGAGGCCGACTACGCCAAGGGTGTCTCAACCTACAAGGGCCAGTGGGACCAAGCCGCGCCTTTGATGGAGGCCATCCAGCCTTTCGTTCCTGAACTCCAGCAGTACGGTATTCAGCCGGCGCAGTGGATTCAGAACCTCGGGAACGCTCACCGCACGTTGGCGATGGGATCGCCTGAGCAGAAGTTGCAGATGTTTGCCAAGCTGGCGACGGAGTACGGCATTCCCCTTCAGGCCCTGACAGGTCAGGGGCAGGCCGATCCTCAGTTCGGCCATGTGATGCAGACCATGACCTCTCTTCAGCGAGAGGTCGAGAACTTCAAGCAAGAGAAGGCGGCGACACAGAACGCGCTCTTGCAACAACAAATCGAGTCGTTCAAGAAGAACGCTCCCCATTTCGAGGCAGTGAAGGACCACATGGCACAGCTCCTACAGAGCGGCATGGCCTCCGACCTGCCAAGCGCCTACGACAAGGCGATCCGTCTGCATGACGACATCTGGACTCAGCACCAGGCCCAACAGGCCAAGGATGCAGAGGCCGCGCGTCAAGCGGAAATCGCCAAGAAGAAGGCAGCAGCTGTCTCCCCCCGATCTTCCGGCCCTACAGGCCAGGTGGCGACGGGCAGCGGCAAAAAAGACCTCCGTGCGGTGCTCAGCGAAGCAGTTTCGCAGCACGCCGGGGGACGTTTTTGATTGAGCACTAAGGAGCTTTCATGGCTTTCGCTAACTCCGCAGTGACCGATATCGTTGCCACCACCATCCAGAACCGTTCTGGTGAGCTGGCCGATAACGTCCTGCTGAACAACCCCCTTCTCATGCGTCTGAAGCAGAAGGGCAACGTCCGTCCCTTCGGTGGCGGCAACGTGATCTTTGAAGAACTGATGTACACGGATAGCACGACGACCAACGTCAACAGCTATTCGGGTTACGAGGTTCTGAACATCTCCCCGAACAGCCCGATTTCCGCCGCGCAGTTCTCCATCCAGCAGTACGCGGGTGCGGTGACGATGTCGGGTCTGGAATCGCCGTCCTCGGGCACCTACGGCGGCATCGACCGCTCGGTGTGGACCTTCTGGCGCTCGCAAGCGTTCTCCGGCGTCACCAACGGTGGTGCGGCGGTGTCTGCGGCGAACATCCAGCAGTACATGACCACGCTGGCCCTGAAGCTGGTTCGCGGCACCGACAAGCCCGACATGATCGTGGCCGACAACAACTACTACTCGCTGTATTCCAACAGCCTGCAAGCCATCCAGCGCGTTTCCGATCCGGAGATGGCTGGCGCTGGTTTCGCTTCGCTGAAGTTCTACGGCGGCGGC